TCAAGCGAATTCGAACTTTATCAGGTGATTCTCTGCCAGACGTTGTAGCAACTGCTCCCAAAACACCTGTTTGCAACTGAGAGTAAACGAGCAATATGTGGTTTGCTGTTGGCTTATTATTTTTAGTTCGAGGTCTTTTATCAGTCTCATTACATAGTTAATGTTGTCGTACGAACACTCTATCTTAACGTATTTCTCGATTGGTATCTCTACTGTCTGTGCGTTGGCAATAGCTTCTGCCGAGGCTGTTTTGTAGGCATTTATCAAACCCGATGTGCCAAGCAGTGTGCCGCCGAAATAACGTACTACTATCACAAGTATGTCGGTAAGTTGTGCTGCATTTATTTGCCCAAGTATAGGTCTGCCTGCCGTCCCCGACGGCTCTCCGTCGTCGTTGGCACGAAACTCGTCGTGCATACTGCCAATCATATATGCGTAGCACACGTGGCGGGCGTCGAAAAACTCTTTGCGTTTCTGCTTCACTATCGCCATAGCCTCTTCGGCACTACTTACGGGAAAGGCAAACGATATAAACCGACTTCCCTTGTCCTTGAAAAGCCCATCAGACGGGGATTTTATCGTGAAAAAACTGTTCATCGTACGGTAGGAAATGACAAATATTTTTTGCAAAGACAAAATTAATTAAAAAAAATTATCCGTAATTGTAAAAAATGTAGTATCTTTGCCGTCGAGTTTATTGCCTTGTAGTGTAATGGTAGCACATCAGTTTCTGGCACTGCTTGTCTGGGTTCGAATCCTTGCAAGGCAACAAATGGCGCAACTGCCCGCAGACAGATTGTTTTGCAGGCAGTTTTTATTATATCGTAAAATATGGATTGTGAGTTTGGGCAGATAGCAGACACACAATTAATTTCGAAGAAAACAAAGTTTTACACAGACCAATACAAAATCAAAAAATTATAGTTATAATCGCCAAAACGAAAAGTACAAAAAAATACTTTTTTTCTTTACCCCAACCTCCGCTCCGCTATACCAACGTATTCGGAGTTTAGCTCTATTCCGACGTAATGCCGTCCGAGTTCCCGAGCTACTAATGCTGTTGTCCCTGCACCCATAAAGGGGTCGAGGACTACGCCGCCGACAGGACAGCCGGCTAATATGCAAGGCTTGATTAAGTCGGGCGGGTAAGCAGCAAAGTGTGCCTCTTTAAGTGGGCGTGTCGGGACAGTCCAAACATCACGTTTGCGACGCATATACTTGCCGTCTGTTATCTTCCAACGCTCGCCTCCTTTACAGATAGTTTGTACACCCAAACAAGCCTTTTCGCCAAGCGATAGCCTTTTGCTTCCCTCTCTTACCATTTTCTTTCTACCATCATATTTGGCGTCCTCCATTATCGCACGATAGTCGAAGTAATATTTTGGTGACTTTGAAAGCAAAAAGATATATTCGCGTGCCTTTGTACAGCGGTCTTCTACGCTCTCGGGCATCGGATTCGGCTTGTGCCAGATAATATCCTGCCGCAAGTACCAACCGCTATCACGAAGAGCAAAGGCAAGTAGCCACGGAATACCTATTATATCCTTATTCTTGTAGCCTTTGATATTGAAGGTGGTGATAATGTCGCCGATATTGCTTGCATCAGGCTGTACACCTGTGCGTACCTTTTTACCTTTGCCCTTATTGCTCCCGGCGTATGAATCGCCGATATTGAGCCACAAAGTACCGTCCGAGCGTAATACGCGGCGGCATTCGGTAAACACTTCTATCAACTTATCGACGTACTCTTCGGGCGACTGTTCCAAACCTATTTGCCCGTGCACTCCATAATCCCGCAAGGCGTAATAAGGAGGGCTTGTAACTATGCTGTTTACACTCTCGGGAGGCAACGACCGCAGTACCTCCACTGCGTCACCGCAGTATATTTTATTCAATTCTGCCATCATAGCTTGCGTACTCCTCTATTTGTTTGACCTGACGTTTAAGCCCTATTGCAAGGGCGTTTAAGCATCGTTCCAATGTCCGCGACATAGCAGGTATTATATGTGTATGGTAGAACTCCCGCGGAGATATGGAGTAATCTATTTTAACGACTTCTTGCTCGCATATATCGCCTGCGTCGAGTCGTTCGTTCGCCCAAAACCATGTCGCTGCCGTTATCGGTTCTTTTCGCCTATAAGCTCATCGGATAGCACTTGCCCCACGCCCGTATGGCAGTGGCGATGGGTGAAATACCAACGTACCCAATAGCGGGGCATTAAGCTCCTCGTTACTTAATTTTACAGTGAGGAGTGGGGCTATTGCCAAGTCCGCTGCTCCGTCAACAATACAATGTCCCATTTGCCGCAACAATTTATGTGCAGCGAGGACAGCCGGGGCGTTTTTATCGCCCAAAACTTTTACCTTCATCTTTCTTTTCTATGAATTATTATTAACCAATATATTTAAATGATTGTACCGCTCTAAAATGCCCTCCATAGCCCGACGACGAGTACTCCTTTGTATTTTTCCCTCTATTCGCCCTCGACTTGCTGATAGACTTGGCACACCTTGCCTTATTCCCTCCGTATAGCATGGCACCTGTTTGCACCCATTTGTTCGAATGCCGCAATGCCCTACATAGCTGAGGGTGAGACGTATGAAAAAACACGGGATACTTATGTCCGCAGCGACCATTGCCATCTAAGTGGTATTGACACACAACGTTTAGAAACTTCGTACCAACACCTATTCCTTGCCATTCGGGCATAACAACGAGACGTGTAGCTCGATACGCCTTAGCTGTAAATAGAGGCGTTACAGCGAGGTGGCAAACAGGCTCGTTGTCTATTACCCCGATAAAATATTGAGCTGCTACCGGGTGGGGCAAGTCTAAATAATAATGCGGTTTAAAATGTCGGAACGCACTTCCTGAGACTTGATAAATTTTAAGGTCGATTGTTGGGCGTTGCCGAAGACAGTCACGACTAAACCGTGCCTCCGCAGTATCGTATATCCAGTCGGGCTGTAACCATTCTATTATATCGTAATGACACGATAGTAATACTATCTGCCCATTGCCTTTACGCCAGGTCTTGGCGAACGCCGCCGCTCCCACTTTGGCGATTTGGCGGCCGATGACGGAGGTAAACTCATCGACAATAGCCATTTGTGGTTGTTCCACTACCAAACGAGCCAAACCGGCACGGAATTTCTCTCCATTACTCAACACCCTGAACGGTCGTAACCACGACGGCACATCGCCGAGTCCAACAGCAGAAAGAGCTGCCGTTACCTCGTTGAGAGACTTATAGTGAGCGATACAATCCACGATAGGCTTGTCGTCTGCCCAGCCGTCGTAAAGGTCGTGAATGCCTCCGCCGAAGATACGGCTACCGATACTTGTTTTACCGCTACCGCTTGGACCTACTATTAAACCAATTTTCCATTCGAAATCTTCTATCGGAAGGTCAGCGACGTGTTGCCAAATATGCCCGTGTTCGGGATTAAAAAGCGATTTTACCTTGTTAGCACGGAAGCTATCGAAGTTTGTGCACTCGTGTCTGATTTCTAACTTCATACGCTCACTATCTTTAAATCGGTTAAACCTTGAGATTTCAGTCGCTCGAAAATCTCCCTCTGTTCCTCCTCGCTGTCACACCGCACTATCACGGCGTGTTGCTCTTTTTGATTGAATTTTGTCATTTCCTATTATTGAATTATTTATTAATTTTGCAAAGCTTTCGTAGGCGATTTTATACAAAAAGGGTGCACACACACCCCAAAGGCTTTATGCCTCTGGCTTGGTGTGTGTGCACCTTAATTAATTTGCGGAAGCCTGCGAAACTCTCCGCTATTAAAGTCGGGGGCTTTTTTTATGTTCCCCACATATTTTTGACTTTTATGCTATTTCTCGACTATCCAGTATGAAACCGAGGCCAACTTATACCTGTCTATTAAAGCTCGCATTTCATCGGTTGCTTCGATTGATACAGGCAATACAACGATAAATCTCAAATCTGTGTTATTATACCTTGTGTCTTTTACAAAGTACGCTTTTTTACCGAAATAGAATTTCTTGTCCGGAGTATCAGTGTGGGGGAAAAAGAAACGACCTTCAATCACTTCCGGGTCCTCTATGCGTATGCGACGCTGTTCCTTATCGTACTTATCGTTGAGCATCTTTTCCAAAAAACATACCTGAGGGGTAATAGACAGGTCGTAGTGCATTTCTTCGAATGAAGTTATATATTTGCTCAAAATCTCGTTTAAGATACTGCCGAAAGCCGACAATATGGATTTTGCTACTCCCTTGTAAGTTCTCGGCTGGAAGGCAAAATTTAATACTTGTTTAAAGTTGGTCATATAGATATGGTTTTAATTCTATAAATAACTTTGCTATTTCCATATAGCCGGAAGTAGACATATAAACGCTGTCGATGTCTTTTGTGTCATTCTCTCCATGTTTTGCTTGGGAAGTCAATACCTCGGCAACGCGTACCCCATCTATCTTCTGAATGGTATCTATTAGAGCCATATTCGAGTAAACTCCATCGAAGGCATACTTTCTAAGTATTTCACAACCGCCTTCTTGATGTCGTCGGCAGTTATGTTCTTTAGTGGATCGTAATGTATAAGTAGTTCTGCCGCAAACTTGTCAGCCTCATTGCTTGATAATAATATTCTCACGCCGGCATCCTTTATTCTACGAATATACTCGGATACCTTTTTGACCGTTTCCTCTGACAGCCTGAACGGCTTGCCGTCCTTTTGCCCAGCTATTTTTGCCGATAAAATGCCGTTTTTTTCTGTCAACGAACAGTATTTTACTACTTGTGCGTCTTCATTTATTTCCGAATACACATCGGTGTCCGGAGATAGTGTATAGTCCAGTTGAAATGCTTTGATTTTCTCTGCATACCAGCTCAGTGTATGCGGACGAAGGCGATTGAAATGCTCTTCGAGCTCTGTGATTTTATCGCCTACTATCTTTTCAAGTACCATCAATCCAAACGCCAAAGCGTAAAATAATAGGCTCTCTATGCTCACTGCCGAGAACTGTTCGTCGAACGTCTTATCGGGGTCAATCCCGTAAACTTCTTTTATCCCCGGCTGTTTGAACCACTCGTCTGTCAATTTCTTTTTCCACTCTTTTGTTGTCATTGTCGTTATTACTTTTATAGATTTTTTTATATTGCTACCGCCAGAGCATCGCTCAATCGGTCGTTTATTTTCCTTACCACTATCTCTACAAACTCGTCGGGATTTTTAACGCCGTTTAGGTGGTTGTTGATAGTAAGGTTCATCGTTATCGACTTACCTCCGCCGGACGAACCTCCTCCCGAGAGGTTTAGCTCCTTACCTCCTTCTCCCGAAGATGAGGATGCATTACGTTTTGGAGTTAGAGTAGCGGCGTTCTTTCCTTGTGTTACCGACTTTGCACCGATAGCGGCAGGGGCAGATACTCCGTTTGCCATAATACCGTTACCTGTCCAAGCATAGCCGGTGAAACTTGATGTATCGCCCGACGTACTCTTTATTCCGTTCGATGCCCTAAACGCTTCTACGCCGTCGTTGTACCCCTTCTGAAAGTTCTCTCCTATACTCTTCGCATTGTTGTAGGCATTCTTTACCGCGTCTACGCCGATAATACCGTTTACACCCTCTTTTGCCGACGCCCAAGCCTCTTTAAAATTGCCGGCAAACAGTTCGGATATCGCTTTGCCGAGTGCTCCTATTCCGTTGAGAAAGCCTTTTATCCTGTCTACGACAAAATCCTTGATTATTTTTCCGAAAGTTTTAAGAACCTCCCACATACCGGTAATTACAGCCCGAAAACCCTCTACCTTTTTCCATAACAATACGAAAGCTCCGACGGCTACCATCACTCCTCCCACTACCCATGTGATTGGATTAGCCCAAAGAGAGGTTGAGAAGCCAATTGACGGCAGTCGTTATTTTTGCCCATAATACCCAACCCTTTAAGGCAGCTGTGGCAGATTTTAAGATAGGACCGAACCCGGAATATACAGTAGAGAAGTTAGCCAATAGTGCGAAGCCGCTTGCAGCAGTCCCAAATACAACATCCAATACGCTCGTCAATCCAAACGTACCGATTTTAATATCGTCTATCTTTTGCTTGAATCGAGATAGCTTCTCTGTCCATCCCTCCATGACTGTCTGTGCCTGTTCGTAAGCAACGTTTGTACCCGTTATCTTCTGCGTCAAGTCCTCCTGCTCTTCGGCGGAGCGAATAAGTATCTGTGCCGCCGCGGCATTCTCCCTGCCGAACATTAGCGTCAGGGCGTTGATATCGTTCTGGACAGGCTGCAACATTTTAAGCCTATCGGCAAATGGTATGGTGGCATCCGATACCTTTTGCATATCTATACCGTAAGCTCTTAAAGCGTCAGCGGCTTTTTTGTTAAGCTTGGCTTCTGCCGACATACTTGTTATAACGTTTCTAATGGCTATACCTGCCTCAGAACCATATTTGCCGCCTCCTGCCATAGCCTGAATAGCTGCGTTGGCTTCGGCAAAGCTCACGCCCGCAAGGTTAGCGGCTACGCCCGCCTGCTCGATAGCTGCACTTATCTGCGGTACTTCCGCTGCCTCATACTTGGCTCCTGCGGCTATTACGTTCATCATACTCTCCATCTCTTTTGCGGCGGCGATAGGATCATTCAGGTCTACCTGGAACTGTAACAACGATGTCGTCAGTGCATCTACAGCTCCTGTAACATCTCCCCCCATCGTCTTGGAGAGAGTATTGGCGTATTTTCCCATATTACCCAAGGCTTCGGCATTATCGCCTATCTGCGGTCCCAATCGCGAGAGAACTGTCTGGAATACCTCCATATTGTTCGTTGCCGAGCTGCCGAACTCCTTAGCCAACCGCCGAGCCTGGTCGCCGAGCTTATCGAGTTCTTTTCCTGTAACGCCTGTGATCGCCGACACCTGTCGCATCGACGCATCGAAGTTGGCTCCCACCTGCGACATCTCTCCGAAGCCACTTTTGAGGGCTTCTACTCCCATGCGTGTTGCCTGCCAGTTAATGGCGTTAATACGCCTGAGACAGTCGCCGAACTTAGTTGCCCCTTCGGTAGCTTTTTTTACGTTACCGTCGACCTGTTTCATCGGAGAGCTTATCTTGTCGACAAACTCCAAAACCCATTGCGTTACTTTACTCGACATCTGTTGTTGTATTCAAAAATTATTTTGTACCTTTGCCTCAAAATAATACTACTATGAAGCCTACTATTTTCGAAATCGTTCTTATGGTAATCATCGGGGCTATAAGCGTTCCGTTGATTATATACATTATCTTAGCCACACTATCGACGGCTCATTATCTGTTTACGGAGCTTTTCGTAAAACCTTTTCACAAATCCCCTAAATAAAGAAGTCGGGATTGCGGTTACTTCCATACATCAGGCTTCCGCTCGTACCGCTTTCGCCCGTTATCTCGGGCAGTCCGTTGAGTCGTTGACTACCTTTCTGTATATTAGCTAATATCTCGAGAGCTTCACGATAGAGAGCCAAATAGTCGTCCGGTACCTTACGTGCCGCATTGCGTCTTACCGCACGATAACATACTATCATAGACATTACCTGCACAAGCAACTCGTGTCTTAGCACAGGACTGCCGAATATCTTAGGGCAGTCGTACCGTCCCGATATATACGACCACACAAACACTATTGCAGTGTGTTCCAACTTGTCTAATATATCGGCAGGGGCTTCGGCTATACTCTCGTCCAATAGCCTACCTTGTATCACTGCCGTCAGGTCTTCTCTCTCTATGTACCTCATAAAGCCTTATTTACCACTCATATTTATGTTTGAATTTTCCCACACGCCAACTCTTTTCGCCCGATACCTTTTTTACAGGCGTATCGTATTTGTCGAGCACTGCCAAAGCCTGCTGGTCTGCATCGGGAGAGTCGTCGTGTTCTGTGCTGCCCTCCTCGACGGCACATAGCTGTATTATGCCCACCTGTGTGTCGTTATGAGACTTGAGCTTGGCGTTGTAATATATACGGCTGTTTTGGTAATAAGGTTGCATCGTTATCATCCTACCCAGCTTGTTGGTCTTCGGCGTTTGACACTTCATAAGATTTAGGTAGATGCCTGCCGCCTCCTCTGCGTCGTCGATACTACGTTGTACTTCACCGTTCCAAAACTGGCTCTCGTATTGAGCTATAAAGTTTACACCTTCGGGCAGCGACTTCTTGAAGTCGGCAAGCCACATTACCGCAGGAAGCATTTTACTCTGTTTTACATAACAATCAATCAGATAAAAGTTTCTATCCTTTAGTCCCCATACCTTTATAGCGTTATAGTCCGATGTCTCGTTGCCCGCATAGGCAATATCCCAATGGGCAACTATCATCTTAAATTCGGGCAAATCGGGCAAATCCGTCCATTGTATCTGTTCCTCTGAGAATATTTTACCCTCTATCTTATGTTCATGGTTATATTCCGCATAGGCAGCTACTACACCCATATCTTTCTCTTGTTGCCGATAGAAAACTGCATCGTAACGAGCCTTCCAAGCGGGCTCATACGTCGCCTTGTTATATGCCTTTACCTGGAATACTTTCCACTCCGGGTGTCGTTCCTGCAGCATAGTCTGCGTCATTACCCTCGCAAACTTATTGTTTGCATACAGAATTCGTCGTCTGTCGTCTACCATAGTTCCCATTACGTCAGCCTCTATGTGCCTTGCCTGTCGAGACATACGCTTGGGGTTCGATATGGTGTCGGGCGTCTCCAGGTCATCAATTACCCAAAGAGTAGGACGGCGTTGCCGTACCCTGAGCCCTCTGACCTTTTGTTTTACACCGAAAGCCATACCGATAAAGCGATGGTCTATCGTCTTGAAATTACCAACCTCCCAATCGCCCTCTGCCTTCTGACGACCAAAGTCGTGTACTATCAGCGGATTCCCGTCAAGTTCTGCCTGGACGTCGGCAAGGAGTTCATCTGCCCTGTCCTCGCTATCGGACATAAGACACATAAACACATCCTCGCCTCGCATCCACAGCCATATTGGTATAAAGATATTACACCATACCGATTTAGCCAAACCTCGCCCCCACTCGGCAAAGCCCTTGAAAAGGGGATCATTGGCTACCGCACTTGCAAAATCAATCTGAAAAGGGGCACTCTCTACTTCGGCATACTTTGGAAAATATGTCTTGACCATATAGGCAACATCTTCCCGTGCACGGGCAATGCGAGCCTCCGTCTCCTCTCGTGTCTCGAACGGATTGACGGAGGTCGACTGACGAGCTACCTCCAACTTTTTCAGGTATAGCTCCGCTTTCTCTCTATCTCGCTGCTTCTGTGTTGCCACCTTTCTGTTATTGTCGCTTAAATAGTTCGTTAAGGATAAATGAGAGTGCCTCTTTTTGTGCTTCTACGAGTATCTCGTATTTCTGTCGTTCACAGTATTTCCATTCCGCATAGAGCGAGACCCACCTGTCGTCGCTAAGCTCATCTATTTTGACGTTAGGATAACTTGCTCTGAGCAATGCGTTTACCTGATGGACAAAGCCATCAGGCTCTGCCTCCTCTATGCCTTGAATAAAAAATGTTGAGCATCGTTGAGTATTTCGGCGGACCTACTCATAAAAGCACTAAACACCACTCCGTCGTCCAATACGTTGTCCTCGTTACCCGCAACTACGAGGTTCTTTATTATCATATCGCTCCTCTTGGTTGCATCGTTTGTGTCTCCCAGTGCCATTATAATGTCTCTTGTCGGTCGTCGGAGTATGAATTGATACGCCTCGCCCTTGTCCACCACAACATCTATCACATAAAGATGTTTGTATTTCGCTTGTAACTCGGCGAACGCCTCTCGACTCACCGCCTTCAGACGACCGATGTCGAATGCGGGAATAGCTATACCTGCCATTGCCGTCGAGACGATAGTGTACTGTCCTCCCATATCGGCAAAAGACAAGTCCGTTAAACCTGTTGCGTTTGCAACGCAAACCATTGCCCCTACAAAGAGAAGCAACACTGTCAAAAATCTTCCTAAAAATTTCTTCATTGCTTTTAATTGATTATTAATTTATTGTTATTATTCACTAAGTTATTGAGCGTTCCACTCGATGTGCGACACTATGAGGTCATACTTGTTCGATATCGAGTGATCACCTTGCTTTACAGAGCGGGCATTGCCCGTGAACTCACAATTGCAAATGACATCTTTGTATACAAAGTTGTCGTACTCGTACCGTACCACTATGTCAAACGGAGCTATATCCGTAAGCGTTCTACCTGCTCCAAGCGATGCTTTGAGAGCTACTGCCTCCTCGTGTTGCAGGGTAATAGATGCTTTCGCCTCATAGTTGCCCTCTCCACGACCAACAGGGTAAGCCCCTGCACCACGTATGTTCTCTTTTTCGAGCGAGTCGCTGTATTCAATCTCCGTGATACCTTCCACATCACGTCCGAGCAGGTTTACCGTGATAGAGTTCCATCCTGCTACCTTTCCAAATCGATTAATTATCGTTGCCATGTCGTTTAAATTTTATTTGTGAAACCCAAGTCCACCTCAAATTCGTGAACCACTCCGTCCGCTACTATCCGCACACCAATCTTGAACGGAACGCTTGATACGGCTGCCTGTTTCTCGTTTATCTGTACGTCTACCGAGGCACAGTTCCCTGCCACCACCATAGGCTCCAGTGCACGCAGGCAGCGTCTTTTCCAGCTGTCTATCGTGGTGCCCTTGATATATCCCGTCGCAGGGTTGGCTTCTACCTTAGAGCGTATACGCGGTATAAGCGTCTTACGGATGATACGTGCTGCCTTATTCAATACGGCATTACGTTCTATGAAGCAGTAGTCGCTGTCCGATTGAGCGGCAGTATGCGAGTTGCTGAAATAATATCCGGCATACCCGTCGAACGCCCCTATGTATATGTAGCCGAATTGGTCGAGTTGTCTTTGGTCGGCTACCGACAGCTTATTGTATGCAACCCCGTTACTAAGAGAAGCGTCCATAAATAGACCTCTCTTTACGTCAGACAGAGGATAATCCTGCTGTCCACGCGACGCCGACGGTTTAGTTTCTATATCCACCGAACCGAGATTTTCGTGCACGGCACGCACAAGCAACATACCGAGAGCCGAGCCCACGGCAGCGTGTTTGGCAAAGGCGGCATTCGATGTCGATACCTTTGTATCTCTACCTATTATCACCGATACATTAGGCGAGGCAAGCGGTCGCAAGTCTGTCCACGTAGATATTGCCCCCGATATGTAGTCCCCCACACCTTCGAGCAATATGGCGTCTATGTATATATGGTCGTCCTTGAGCCTGTCTACAAGTAGCTGTGCTCCCGTTACAGCTGTTGTTATATCGGTATCTTTGGTCAAACCTGCAACAGCGATAGTATTTACGCCATCTATCGAACGAATAGCTGCTATAAGGTTGGCATCGTTCTTTAAGTCCGATACTTTTGCCGTGCCGGCTACCGCCGTTACCCACACCTGGCTATCCGGCGACAAGCGAAATGCTTCCGACAAATGATAATAGTCGAGCCTGCCCTCTGCGGCATCTCTACTCTCGGTTATACCCAACGCCTCGGCGTCCGATAATTGCAATAGCTTGTACGCCTTGCCTATTGCCAAAGTAGAGCCTATGGCTCCACAGCCCAAAACCATTACGGCTATTCTGTCGGTGGCTTGTCCTCCGCCGAGAGAACCGTCCAATTTGTTTATTTTAATCGAATTAAATCCCATGTCTTTTTGTCTTTTTAAAGGGGCGACTCGTAATCCGTAATCTGCTACGCACTGTTGGTCTTTTTCTTTGCTCCTACTATCGTACTATTCGTAATTAATAAGTCGCCTCTCGATTGTTACTTTTCGGGCTTGTTATTTTTGCCCGAATTGCCTTTACCCGGTTTACCTTCATCCGTGCCCGAACCGCATACATCCGATTTCAGAAATGCCTCCATCGAAAGTTCCTTGCCCTCTCTGTTGTGTAGAGTGTGCGACTTAGCATAATGCTCGTCGACGAATGCTTGTCCGTCTGAGGTTACAAAAACCTTCTCTACTCCGTCGATACGCTCGAACACGTCTATGGCTACCTCTTTCATTTCTTCTTTTTTCATCGCTTTTCTCCTTTTTTGCTTGGTTGTTCTACCCTTTGGCAACGTGGCGAGACCACACTTCGTGGATGTTGATACGCCGGAACGGTGCCGACATTGTTGTTAGTTGTCTTTGCCATATTGTTGGATTTTATTTAATTATACAATTAAGCGATACCGCTTACAATAGCTCCTACTCCATAGTCCAATATTCTGTCTACCAGACCATAGACCTGAAGACGAAATTCCGAAGTAGGGTCGGCAGAGCGAGTGTCTATCGTCTCCGGCTTATACAGCACTTTCGCCTCATTGAGGTGATATACCGTATTCGGACCGTAGTAAAACAAAGAGGCGTTCCTATCGGTAGCAGCAAGTACTGAACCTTCGGGCTTCTTGTTGCCTGTCTGGTCGTAGGCTACCGCCGAGTTGTTTTCGAAGAACTTGAAGCCTAAGATAGAGCGAACTTTACCCGTAGCAGAGTCGAAAAAGATACGACTATCGGCAAAAAACTTTGCAGAATCCCTATCTACTATAAGGTCGCTGACGTGCTCACGGCACAATATCATATACAGTTCATCCTCGATAGAAAGGTTGAGACCCTTTACCATCTCCAGATACGACACCGCATCTCGGAACGTCAATCGTTTGCGTGTTCCGACCGTTTCGCCCGTAGTCCTCATCACTGGCATGCCGGATTTAGTGCTGTCCTCTGGAGCCAGCTTCCACATCACGTGATTGCGAATACCGATTTTCATCGCCTGCGAATGTTTTACTCTTACTTCGGCTCTCTTGTCGAAAGCCAACGAGCGTACCTCTGCGTCCGTTACCTGGGTAGGCGATGTATCGTACTTTTCCCATTCCACGAACACCTTCTCTCCGTTCATTGTCGTCGGAGTGAAGTTAGTAGAATTGTTCACATAGAAGCCGACATTGTTTACCAAGCGATTAAACCTGATACCGTCGGCTATGACGGCACTTGCCGGAGCACCTTTAAGTGTGCCGATAAAATCATCTTTGTAGTTCTTGAACTCCTCCAAGAGTTGCGGTGCAACATACTGTTGCAAAAACAGTCCCGTTGTAGTCTGTCCCATTATTTGCCTCCTTTTTTGTACTGAGAGTTAAACAATTCTGCGAACGCTTCGGGGTCTTTGCGTTCGAGTTCTTCCAAAGCTTCGGGGTCGGTATCCTGAAGCTCGGCAAACGTCTTGCCGTTGTAAGTAGCCTTACCTCCTTCTTTCGGTAGGTCTATTTGCGACGACAGCTTTTCGATAGGCTTTATTGCCTCGATAGCGGCTTTTGCCGATTCGAAACTGTCCTCGAGCATCTTCTGCCAAGCCGCACTCGTATCTGCTGTGATACGTTTGTCGGCGATGGCGGTCTCCAAAATGGCTTTCACCGAAGCCTCCTGTCTGCTCTTTCTCTCCGACTCCAGCTGAGCCTTCAAAGCGTCAAGCTCGGCAGCCTTGCGTACGTTTTCCGCAATCTTTGCACCAACCTGCTCTTCCGTGGCGTCAGCCGACAGACCGAGAGTAGCAGCAATTACTTTTACATCCATCTGCTTGATATTTTTGTTAATATTATGAATACTGTTAGGTTCTTTTCCTTTGCCCTCCATCATAGCTCGTATGGCATCGGCATCCTTGCCGATATTGATTTTTGGGGTAACCCTCGACACAAAGCCCTGTTCTTTTGCCTTCTTTGCGGTCATCCAATAATCCGACACACCCCAATGTTTGTCCAGAGTAGCCTTATCTTTTGCTATTTTCGAATAGCTGCTGTAGTACTCTCCGTCGATAGCCTTGAGCAACGATAGATAGCTTTCTATCTCGTCGGCAGTGCCATACACGCCACCACTTGGCTTGTGAACCATAAACATACCATTTTCGGGCATAGTAAATTCGCTGCAATGAACGGCGATATACGTAGCAGCACTTGCCACCAGGGCACCGCCCTCGCCTGTTACCTTGCCTTCGAATTTTGAAAGTATGTTGACTATTTCCGCAGCATCGAAACAGCTTCCACCGGGAGAATTGATATACACGTGTACATCTTCTACTCCCTCTGATATGAGCTTGTCTACCTGCGAGCGAAAGTCCTCAGCGTTGGTCGACCAACCGATTTCGCCCACGATACGGATTATTGCCTTATCTTCCTGCTTCGTTGCCGTTATCTGAAACGGTATATTACTATCTGACATCTTGCCTTCGATTTTTGTTTGCAAAATTACACGGCTCTGCACGTACAAAAAAACAAAAAGGAAACCCTTACATTATTAATTACAAGGCATATAATATTATTTGTACAGCCACGCATAATGAGCGAACTTTGCCATTCGAAAAGATACATTTTGTTTGAGGCTTTGCCTCAAACGCCACTGTAATCAAACTATTTATGGCAAAAACAACAAAGAGAGAGTATCAGAAATTGCAACACTCGGCATACCAATATATTGTCGAACAGAGAATGACCCAAAAAGAGACATCCGCACTGCTCAAGGTGTCTGAAACTACCCTGTCGGCTTGGGCAAATAAGGGCGGATGGAGAGAACTGCGTCGAGCAAGACAATCAACTGTAAGCAATACTGCTCATAATATCAAGCAGATAATAGCTCTATTGTCGGAGCGTAAACTGACAGTTGAGCAGCAGATAAACGATGCCATCGCATCGGGCGATAAGGAAGCCGAGCTCGAGCTACGGCGTGAGGCAAGTCGTTTGTCCGACGATATTTCCAAACAAAACAAAGCCCTCAGCGATAGCGATAAGACAAACAAAATAACGCTCGGTATGTACATAGACGTAATGGATGACATTTTCTCTAACCTACGGGCATACAATGAAGAGTTGTATCTGCAAACAATAGATTTTCAAGTATTTCTAAATCGTAAAAAAACAAACGAACTCGGATAAAATTCATATAATTATGGTTGGTAGACTTACAACAGATAAAATAATAGTTCACTGCACCGCTACCCCCGAGGGTAGAGAAGTAACATTGCAGGAAATCGACCGCTGGCATAAGCAGGCAGGATATACAGGCATTGGATACCACTACATCGTACACCTCGACGGTAAGGTCGAAGCGGGCAGAGACGAGCGTTCTATTGGGGCTCACACGATCGGGCAGAACCACTGCTCTGTCGGCGTTTGTTACGTCGGTGGATGCGACGCTAATATGAAGCCGAAAGACACCCGCACGGCAGCACAGAAGGAGGCGTTGTTGAAGCTATTGAGAGAACTCAAGTTAAAATATAAGGGTATACCTATTTACGGACACAGAGATTTTGCCCGCAAAGCGTGTCCGTCGTTCGACGCTAAAACAGAGTACAGAAATATTTGACATGGAAACAATCGAAATAATAAGCCTTGCTTTAAACGTCCTGTTTGGCGGCGGTCTGTGGCTGTCTCTCATTCAGATAAAGCAGATAAAAGAGCAAAAAGACCAGGAGATACGTCGCCTGAAGGCAGACACCAAGCAGGTGGCAGTCGACACCGAACGTGCCGAGATACAGAACATAGAGAGCCTTGCACGAATGTGGCGGGAGCAGGCGGAGCTACTCGAGCGTAAGCTTGATGCTATGCAAACAAAAATCGATAAGTTGGAAAACGATTTGCTTAAAATGAATAAGCTAAACAACAAGATTTACAAGTTGCTTGACAAGGTGTCGAGAGAGAATTGGGAGCAGCTTGTCGAGCAAGTAAAAGAAGAATTGAAACCGAATTTAAATAATAATTAAAAAAATATGGACAAAATAATTTTTAACAACGTGTTACGTGGCTTCCCTGCCGACGAAAAGTTTATGCGAATGGTAGATTACAATAGATTGGCTCTATTGGATATATGTAATGGTATCTTAGGCAATGAGCCGGTTATCCTGAAAGGAGCGGAGATATCGCAGAGAGCAGAAGGAGGAAGGCTTCGGATAATGGTTTCTTCGGGTATTTTATGGACGGGCAATGATTTGGTAAAAATAAAACAATCGCAGGTTTTCACTACACAGCCCGAGGGCGTATATATAAAAATCGTAACCACTGCCGAAAAAGGCACTTTTCACGACGGGGCAGAGTATGACGCCTATGAGCGTAGTGAGGGTATTCTTGCATCGCCTGAGGACGGAGAGCCCCCTGCAGCCGACAAAACAATATATTTGCATCGTCTTCGTAGGGTAAATATATGTCAGTCTGTCGTCTCAGATATTGAAGTATCTCGTCTAAGAGGCACAGGAGGGCGGATAAAAGGAACACTGAAACAAACGGTATACTCAGACAATCGTACCAATCTGTGTGGTATGATATATTTTGAAGAATTTGACTTATCAGAACTAGCTCAAATGAATCAAGGCATTAAAGTGGCTGTTTTACCCTCTCATAACACAGACATAACTCAACTAAAAACAACCGCCGAAACCGCATATCCCGCCACCATAACCACTTTTCACCAAAAAGACGGAGATCTAGCCACACTTTTCTTTACTCATAATTTTGTTACAATAAACAATACAGGCGTTCTACGTGTTCATATTCCATACGAAAAAATTGGTGGCCTTGGTCTTTATAATGCGAAAATAAGTTGTGCGGTAGCCGTAGACTTTACTTACAATAGCGGCAAATGACAGTAGAAGTATATATAAATAATCGATGCAAAAATGAATAAGGTTATCGGACCCTTGATAGTATATATTGCGGTAGTTTGCATAGTAGCAGTTTTGGGTAGTTGTATGCCTACCAAAAGCACGACTGCCTCAGTCTCGAAAAGAGAGACGACGCTAAATGAGCAGGACAGTCTGGTTCAGGTCCAGACCCGGACGCTCGATCTACTACTCCGTCGGCTTACCGAGACAAATGAGGAACTGTCCGAATGGGCTGCCGAGCGTATAGACTATAATGTTGTAGACTACGATACTCTGGGGCGTATCATCAGGTCAGCTACACAGACTACCGACAGGAATAGCGGCAGACAAAACGACAGGCATATCGTAGACAACACGATGGCAGTCCTGACCATATCGCAGATAGACAGCCTGATACACCTGAGCGAGACGCGTATGATGGCTAAAATAGAAGATAAAAACGCCGCCATGGTAGAGCGTGGGCTTGCGTGGTGGCAAAAGGTATTGATGTATTTGGGTGTAGCGTCGGTAGTAGCCGGACTGTTTTTTACCTCTCGCCGAATAATGAAACTTTTTCTATGAAGACAACTATTGCAGCAGCGGGTCAGACGTTTCTCGACGTAGCTCTTACTCTTACGGGCTCTGCCGACGCAGCATACGAGATAGCCAAAGAGAACGGGCTCGACATCTCCGAAGAGATACCTGCCGGGCGGCTTTTAAGCTACACGGGAGAAGTCATTTCGCAACCCATTGCCGACTACTATTCGGCAAACGACATACGTCCCGCTACGTATAATAAAGGCGACGACACAAATACATAACCAATTCGTAATTGACAACTGATATTTCAATGGCACTTAAAGACTACTTAAACAGATATTTTTTCGGCCGAGCCACCAACAACGAAATCTTCGCTGAGTACCACCGCCGCACGGCGTCCAAAGCGGAGTGGAAGCGTACCGCCGACATATTGTCGGCAAAAGAGATACGCGACTGGCGAGTAGCCGTAGCTACGGCTACCGCTCCCGACGACCCTCGCCGAGAGCCTCTGATGAGATTTTATCGCTCTATGATGCTCGACAGCCACCTGATGTCTGTCGTCGATACGCGTATCCTTCGTGTGCAGCGGTCGTCTTTTATGGTAGCCGACGACAACGGCAACAAAAACGAGGAACTGACCGATCTACTCCGCCGCCCATGGTTCGAAGAGCTCATAAGACTTGTACTGATGAGCCGTTTCCAGGGCACTACTCTCATAGAGATGTTCGACCTAGACCCCGATACTATGGAGATGGCTACCGTTACCGAGATACCGCAGTCCAATTTCATTGCCTCCAAAGGTATCGTCATCAAAGAACCATACGACACCAAAGGCGTATCTTTCGTCGACGAGCCGCTCGGCAACTACTACCTGCAAGTAGGTGGCTCGTTCGACCTGGGAATGTTCCACCAGCTGGCTATGCCCGTTATAGCCAAAAAGCTATCTCTCGGCAGCTGGATGAGCTATATTGACAAGTACGGCGTGCCACCGATATTCTTTATCACAGACCGCATGGATACGGCACGCCGCGACGAACTCTTCGAGATGGGGCAAAACTTCCGACAAAATATGTTCGCCGTTCTGCAAGGCAACGAGAAGATAGAGACGCCTTCACTGAGCGACACAAACGCCCACCAGACGTTCATCAGTCTTATCGACGAGTTCTGCAACAAGGAAATATCCAAGCGTGTACTTGGAGGCACCTCTACCACCGACGAGAAGTCTTTCGTAGGTTCTGCCGAGGTGCAGGAGCGTGTTGCCGCCGACCGTTACGAAGCAGATAAGCAACTATTCGGATATATCTTCAATGCCAAAATACGCCAAAGGCTCGTACAAATAAGCCCGGTCTATAAAGACTTCGAGCGACACAAGCTCGTTTGGAACAATCAAGAGACACTCGATATCAACGGATATATCGACGCCATAAGTAAACTATCGTCCTCTTATGAGTTCGATATCGATGAGATAAGAACGCGTACAGGTCTACCTGTTACTGCCATCAGGCAGACCACGTCGTTCTTTGGTGATGGCTCTCAAAACGACGGCGAGGAGCAGGTAAAAAAAAAAGATAATACCCAAGCCATAGCGTACACTACGCTACCTTCGGCTGCCGCCTCCGACCCCTCGATAGACGAAATAGCAGAGCAGGTATACAGAGGCGACATCACGCCCGAGAGGCTACACCGTGCCCTTGTACTCAAGTACTACACAGGTCTGTCGTCGGCTACTCAGAAAGGGTGGGGAGGCGGATATTACACCGACCCGACAACAAGGAAGTTTCGCGAGAACCTGCTCGCCTTTGCGGGAGCTAAAACCTTTTCGCTTATCAAAGAGATAGAAGCACTCAAAGTAGGCAGTATCTCGAAAGAAAAGCTACTTGGCTTGGCTCAAAAGAGAGGCTTTCTGTATGGCGACATCTGGCAGAAGACCGAAGAGAAGTTTGCGGCAAACTCGGCAAGTTCGGCGTACCAGTTCGGACAGTTCCGAAAAGATAGCGACATATACCCTAACTTGCGGTTCGTAACGATGCAAGACAGTCACGTACGCGACAGCCACGCTGCAAACGAGGGAATAGTAAAGCCTGTCGACGAGTGGACAGTGATGCCGCCACTCGACTACAACTGCCGATGCTACCTCGAGCAGACAACCGACCCTCCCAACGACAGAAAGCTATCGCAATACAACGATACAATAGCCGGCAACGCTGCCCTTAGCGAGCGTATCTTCAAAGACACCCATCCGTACAATAAGAGGGTGGCAAAGAACCTAAACGCAGAGCAGCTGGAAACCTTTGACATATCCGTACAGCTAACGAAGCAATATGTACCATACAACGCTACTATTAAGGTAGGCGAACGCACAATATACATCAACGACTTTGCCGACTACAACGATTTAGCCGACAATATAGAGGCAGCCAAAAAGATTGCTCCCGCCTTAAATAAAGATATCTACATAAGGCATCATACCGATGGAGGCAAGCTAAAAGGTAGCACCAATGCAGAGTTCGGTATAGGAAGCCCGAATATACTTGGAGACTTGAAAACATATACAGATGCCTCTAATTCTTTTAAAAATTTCTTTAATAATGGAGCTAAGAGTGCGGACAAACAGAATTGTAAATATGCAATATTAGATATCACAAAGACAGTCGATATTGAGCCACTCGGAAGACACCTAAAAGGAACAATAATAAGCGAGGGAAAGGAGAAAAACAGAAATATAGAGTATTTTATCATAATACGGGGAAACAGGGTCGCTAAAATAACAAGAGAACAGCTGCTTGTCAATAAGTTCGATAATCTGCTCGACCTGCAATAAAGGCAGAAGAGCGACATTGCTGTCGCCCTTCTGGGAGATTCGCGGCTCTTGATGCCTTGAACCACTGCAAAGGTAATACTTTTATTTTAATTACCAAACGATATGGAGAAAAAATGAGAAAAAATATTTATAGGGAGGTACGGCGAGAGTCTCTAAAATAACATAAGACCACATTGCTGTGGTCTTGATAGCCCTCCGCAGCCGGAGCTTAGGAAGAATGATATACAAAAGTAATACTTTATTTTAATTATCAAACGATACGATGAAAAAAATAGCGCTCGACAAAGAAAACAACATAAAAATATCTGTCGCACGAGGCAAAGACGGCAAAATAACAAGGGGCATAGTCCTCGAAGATACCCTTATGCAGGACGCATACCTCGCTCTTTCGTGTCTGCAAGGCGAGTGTAAAAACGACCCCATCGTCGGCTGCAACCTATTCCGAAAGGTGCGAGGAAAGGCAGACAAGGTAGCCGTACGCAAAGAGATAAAGATTGCCTTGCGTCGTGTCGGTATACGTCTCGAAGATGTCAAAAACAATATACAGACTCTCCTCGACGGTACAACTATTTAATCACTACTTAAACATCATTCCAATGGCAAACAATTACAATCCCACTCCGGCACAAGTCGCCGCCATCATCTCCGAGATATTCGGTATAGCTGTGTATCGCCCTGCACCCGAACACCCCGCACCGTCTCAGCCGACGTTTCGGTCGGTAGACTTTGTCGGCAAAGCCGATGCCGAAGCGGTATCCGACTTCAATCTGCCGGTATTCGGTGTCGTCAAGTTCAAAGGCGGCAGCTACAACATCTACAACGAACGAGGACAGGTGGTAAAGCAACACAGGAACGACTTCGTACTGCCTTACTCCTGTATAGTCGACTTCAGCCGCGAGAAAATCATCACCGAGACTCAGACACTCGGCGGCACAGGTACAGTCAAAGAGCTGTACGGACTCGGCGATTGGCAGATTAACATCAGCGGCATAGCCTTCGGCAACCGCTCCGACTCCTCTGCCGAGGCACATCGCATCGTAGCCGAACTCACACAGTGGGCAAACATCTGCGACAGCATATCGGTCGAAGGCGAAGTGTTCGGCAGCAAAGACATCGACAATATTGTGATAAAAAAACTCGACATCAAGCCGATAGAGGCTAAGTTTGACGTCATTCCGTTCACCATCGAAGCCGCAAGCGACGAACCGATAGAACTCATTATTTAATCATTATGGCAAACCTCATCAAGACCGTATCGTTCAACTTTGCCCGCCAAGAGCTCCTACGCCATACCGCACGGATGGCGGCGATAGAGAGTGTAAACTTCTTTAAGCGTAGTTTCGTCAAAGGAGGCTTTACCGACGCAGCATTCGAGGAATGGAAGCCCTCGCTTACGCCATTGGCAGGCTTCCGCACCATGATAGATACAAGAAATCTTCGAAACAGCATACGCACCACTGAACAGAGCACACGGCGTATCGTCGTAGGCTCACACCTCGAATACGCCGAGATACACAACAACGGTGGCAGTATCACCGTAACGGCTCGTATGAAACGCTACTTTTGGTGGCAATACTATCGCCTCGCAGGGCAGACCAGGCAAAGCTCCGCAGCACGGGCAAAACTCTCGGCTAAGGCTGAGTTCTGCCGCCGTATGGCTCTGATGAAAGAGGGCTCTATAGTCCGTATACCGCAGCGACAGTTCTTGGGAGAGAGCCACACGCTGATGGCAGACCTCGACAGCCGGCTGCACGCCATAATAGAAGACTATTGGGAAAAGGCATAAAAAAAGCCCCTCATTTGAGGGGCTTTTTTATGCTATGGGCTTTAGCTTATATGTTCGTATCAAACATATCCTCGACGTCGTCAGGCGTTGTCGGATTGGCTTGTTCTACCTCTATCTCTCTACCATTCATATCTGCCTCTGTAAACAGCACCTGTGCCGAGTAGTCGGTTACCAGGCATTCGAACGATATCCTGTATAGGTTGCCTGCATCGCCACTCTCCTCACGGCTCATATCGATACGACGCATCTCGGTAAAATACCGTCCGCTCTTGCCGTGAAAGAGAGCGTGTAGCTCCGTCAGCCGGTCGAGGAACGCCAGTGCCTTGTCTTGGTTTGCAGAACCGTCATAAGTGTCCGAGAAAGTCTCGTAAAACAGACGGAGGTCTACCTGTACCGTCAGGTTCTGTACCAGCGTGCCGGCATCGTCTGCCCCTCTCGTGCCAAACCCCACAAATACTGCAGGTGTCGGAAAGGGTAGCTCTTCGGTCAGGTAATTTATCTGCTCGTGCCAGAGGTCTACCCATTGCACGTCGGGCAGATTACTCTTTATTCTGCCCGTTATCTCCTTGTAAAGTTCACTCCAATATATCATATCCGTTCAATGCTTTATTTGTTCGTTTTCGATGCCCGAGAAATCCTCCTTGTCTTTAATCAAGTCAAGAGCTGCCGCTATCGATTTTTGCAGGGCGGTTCCACCATCTTGGGCTACCGGTAAGCCCTTTTTTATCGCCGAAATAATGCCGTCTATACGCTTTGTCATGGTGTCGAGTTGTCGCCGTAGCTCCGGCACTATCGCCAGACCGCTATCGTTTGCTTTATCGTTGTACACTATCTTGTCGGCTTTCACCTCTACGAGCTCTACCTCCTCGGCGTTAATTAGAAACGTCAGTGCCTCCTGCCCCTCTACTACTCCTATCAGGCAAACACTGCCTTGTTTTGGCTTGATGTCTGTATAGCCGAAGCCAAGCATCACCTCGAAATAATTTGTGTCGTCGGTAAGTCCGACAGCCGTCATCGTGCGATGCCCGCGGTCGTCCCACTGCACCGACTTGCATTCGACAAAACGAAGTTGTGCCTGTCGGCTGCCGGCTACCTTGATATTTATTATGTCGTTAAGTTTGTCTAATTCGCTCATATTGTTTAATTATTGCATTATAGTTTAATTCGTTTTGTCGCCGAGCGTTACCTCTTGTCTGTAACCTCCCGAGTTAAACTTTTTTACCGTCTTTTCCACATAAAAAGTCCCTTCCATATTCTTGTAAAACTCACTCACAACACGCACTTTCATACCGTGCTCTATCCGTGGTACGCCGAAAAGCGTAACAGAGCCGTCGAAACCCTGTGTCTTGTACTTTTGCAGGTCTGCCTTTGCTCTACTTTCGAGCTCCGCCTTTACCGATATGCCTACATACGTGCGTTGCACGGATGTGCCGCCTTTTTGTCCGACGGTAACCTCTATTTTGCGTCCGTTTTTTAGAATAGAGATAGCCCTTATCTCTACCTCTTCCGTGCTGTTTTTGCGGTTCAAATTCTCAGAAACAGCGTTTTTTTCTACATTGATATTAACGACAGGCACTCCGGACTGGTCGCCATACACGATGCCGCACAAGAGCTTTTTACCGTCAAAATAGCTGTATAGTCCTGTTTGTTTTTTGATAGTGTCGAGTATGTGTATCGGAGCGACACCGGCAAATCGTACTGCTCCCAACTGTACATCAGGGCACTCTATCTCATAGCCGGTCGCTGCTTTCTCGAGTAGCTTTCGTAACGTAATGGATGAAGAAACGATACTTACCGATCCCCGACGAAGATTGTACATCTCGTCTTCGCACCTTAGCTGTACGGGGACACCTTCAGAAATGTCCGCTATGTATCCTACAAACTCGGTAACAGGCTCTTCCGTACCGTAGCCGAGACGTATCTCTACGGGATCGCCCGCCCGGAATATATCCGAGTAGCTCATTTCTCCGAATACTTTTACCCGACGAGGCAGGACTATCTCGGCTCTGCCGGTAAATTCTTTCCACGACCTCTCTATCGTTACCTCCGAGCCCCGATAAAGGTGTAGCTCCTGCCTGCCTCTTATGGCAGGGAATATTATGTGCATCGACATTGTAAGAGTCATAGTGGTCAAAATAGTTTTGGGTTCTGCCTCTCGTCGGTTTTACGCTTGTCAAGCAATTGCTTTAACTCCGCTTTAGCCGGTGTCGCCAGAAAATTGTTAAACGTGGCTACAGATATATGATACCTATCCTTAATAATATTCTCATACACCCATATCTGAGTAACACCCCTGCCTTTGTGTTCCAGTACGATATCCTGTATCTCGATGATTTTCCTTAGTAGGTTTTCTCTATTATAAGCCATTTTCTTTTCTCTTTTTTCCAAAAGGAGGGACAGGCTTCTCCTGCCCCTCCTCCGCTAAAAACATACAAATTTTTGAAAGCAATTCACAACACAACACAATGCAACATTGTTTTTTACGCTTCCGTCATACCCAAAGGCACGCTTACCCATTTGCCATTTTCGTCTTTGTATTCTGCCCGAACAAACGTTTTACTCACTTGTGGACGGTATGCTTTTTCGATTATCTCGACTCCGTCTATCAGTTCAGCATTGCCGCTTTCGGCAGCGAGTTTACGCAACTGCATCACGCGGCTTGCCTTGAGGTTGCCCATTGCATCACGGCTCAAGAGTTTCATTATCGCATTTACCAACAGCCGGCTGTTGTCGTCATTAGCAAACGACGATATCACCTCTTTTACTTTTGCTATACCTTCGTTCACCGTGTCGTCGTAGTCGTCGGTCTGGTGGTTGCCGAGTGTGATACGATACAGTCCGTCGGCGGAACTAAACGTATTGCTCTTTTGGTCTGCCTTCGTGTTGAATATCTCTTCCTTCAGCTTCAATGCATCGGCAAATCGTTCGTACACGCTTTGTTTGCTCCTCGCCAAGCTCTTACTCACCTCCTGAAGCGTCGGGAACACCTCCCTCACCGCTTCGTCCACAAGCTGCTTATACGCGTCTCTGTTCTCTTTTTTGAGGCGGTCTCTTTCTTTTGCCTCCTTGTACTTGCGAAACTCTTCGGCTTCGCTTCCCGTCAATCTAATTTCTTCCATATTATTTTGATTATTAATTTTTTATTCGGTAATGCAAATTTAGTACTACTTATTTTTACATAAAAAAAACAGTATCACTTTGACAATAAAAAAGCCCCTTGTAGGAGGGGCTTTTTCGTTTACTGCATCTCTGCGAATATATCTCGTAACTCTCTGAGATAGTAGCAATGTTTAGATACCGCTTGCGGCGACACTATACAACCTCCCTCGTCATCACCATACGCCGTTATAAAGTCGAATATCAGTTCGTCGAGTTCTTTCGACATCTCCGATGGTGTTATAGTCGTCGAGAGAAACATCCTTAGTCCGTCTAAATTCATCTGTCACCTCCTTTATCGTTTGCAGTTCTCGGACTCCTCTCCCTATGCTCGGGCAGTCCGTTGTAAGTGATATAGAGGTTTATGACGCAGTCGCCTATCACCTGTATGTTGCCGTTACCGGCTGCATTTAGTTGCTTACTCATACCTTGCCCTCCTTTCCGTTTCGCCGTAATTCGTAATTGACAATTCGTAATTTCTCACAGAGATAGTCGCAGTATATGCGGGGATTTACGCCGTCGAGCATCGCCTTGAACTCTTCGGCATTCGCTGCCATACGCACCTTGCCGCCTTCGAGCAACTCGAAGTAGTTTACCTTTAACTCCAGTATCATAGCGAGCCTCCTTTGTTTTTGCGGGCATTCTGATTGCCAATTTGACCTCCGCGTCTGCCGTCGTATTTTACCGCAGGCAAGTGGTTACCTTCGGGTATAGGCGTACCCTTTAGCAGGCGGTCTGCCATAAGTGCCGGCTGGTTGTAGAGCATATACGCCTCGCGGTTCTGGCGTGCCCTCTTGTAGAGAGCCATAAGTATGCGGTTGCTGCGGTTGTAGCCGTTTAGCGTGCGGCTGACGCTCTGTACGCTGACGCCGAGTTCGAGGGCTATCTCTTTCTGGTCGCCGTGGTTGAGACTCTCGCCGATAAGCCAGAGCAGATTTAGTATATCGGCGTTCACCAGCTCGCCGCGAGTCTTACGCCCACGCCTCGCTGCCGGCTGCACCGTATAGCTACCTGTCCTGCGTATGCTCGGTAGTACCTCGTTGGTTACCCACTTGCGAAACTTCTTGGCTTCAGGCTTGTTGCTTCGTATAACGAGGGCATACATACCGCTTTCGTTAACTAACCACATTAACCGCCTTTGACCTGATTGGAGAATTTCTCCTGTCAGCTTCTCATCGTCGTCTAAAGGCTCTACTGCTCTACGAACATCGTTAAGTTCAAGGGCATTGCACAAATCCTTGGCGACAAACCAAGGGTTTCCGTCGATGTTCTGAATACGGATGCTTATATCCGTTTCGTTGAATGTGTAAACTTGCATTGCCGTCTCTCCGGCTGTCGAATTCTTTTTGTAGTTCATTTTAAAGAATTTTTTTGATAAAAAGATAGCCCGCCGTAGGTGTGAACTACACTTTACGACGGGCGTATTAGCAGGTGGGCATTTCTGCTCCACACCACCATAGCGGGCTATCCCTTTATCGGTTCAAATAAAAAAATCTTTTGAAATTTGCCCCGAGTGTAAAATGTAGTTCGAGTGCAAAGGTAATACATATTTTCTGATTTTCAAAAAAAAGATGATTTTTTTTATGTGTTTTCTCGCAAAAAAGTAAAAATCAGCGGCTTATGTAGGTGTCTTGTAGTTTTTTAAATCTATTTTTTATCACTAATTTCACCGTATTTACTCTCAGCGAGTCGTAAATATCTCCAGAAAGTAGCTACACTTATAGGATATATATTTTGCTTACTTTATTGCGGTAAACCCACAGCAGACACCTGTCTTGCCTACCTGGCTTGTAGTAAGACATTGCTATATCATATACTATTTTAGCTCGTAGTATGGTGTTTGTTTTAGTTTTGCCATCTGTCTTTGTCATAATCCTTTATTATTCACTTTCAACATCTCCAACGCCACCTCTACCGTCAAGTTCATATCCTTTACATTGCGTCGGAAGCCATAGTATATCGCCTGCAGACGTGTTTGCGGTATACGATTGAATGAGGTGTACTCGTTACCTGTGGCACGCAGTATCATCGCTTTCGCTCCGTCCATCGTAACGGCATAGCCAAGCTCAGAGGCAAGCCCAAAAGCTGCCGCTATTGCTCTCTTTCTCCATCTGTCCATATCGATACGTTTATCCTCCGTTTTAGCGTCCATACGCCTATTACCTTCGAGCGAACTACATACCTGTTGTAGCTGCTGTAGAGTTAGTTCGTTCGTGTGCTCCACGCCATAGCCGGCAAGAATTCCCTCCTTCGCTTCCTGCCCGAGACCTTGCTGTCCGAGCAATACGTGGAACTTCTTGATTAGCTGCTTGTGCAGCCTGTCGTGGTCAAAAATTTTTGTTGCCATATTGATTTGTATGTTTTTTGTCGTTTTATTTGAATTTCCAGTACTCATCGTCTCCCTGCTCCCAGATGGTGTAGTATCCCTTTTTTCCCATACTTCTACCCTTTGAATACGCACGAAAGCCTTCTACATATATCTTTTGGTTTGCCATAAACAGAATGCTGTTGCTTAGCTTCTTTGCTGGCTGCTTACCCACCGCCCACGCGGTCAGGATAAAGAGTTTGCTCGGATGTTTTTCTACGAGTGCATTCACCTGCTTTACCGTCGCAAAGTCGCTCATATCGAGGCTGTCTATTATTACGTAGCGTATATTACGGCTCTTTGTCAGCCTACGCCGCAGGTCTTCGGCACTATCGACGGCAATCTGCACCTTATTGCGTATCTGCGATAGTCCTGTACGTTTTACCGTCTGCTTCAAGTTCTCGCTCAAGCCCTCCTCGTAGCTCTCGTATAGCACTTTACCGCTCTCGGAGAGTTTCTTTATAAGCTCCATCATGAAGGTAGTCTTACCGTGCCCCGATGCAGCGTATATAAGCCATAAACCTGTGCTTTGCGGGCTGCCGAAGGCGTCATACCACTCACCGTCTAAGTCGAGCGTCGGTATTTTGCTGTCGAGCAGGTTCTGTATGGTAATGGCTCGCTTCATTTATCTGATATTAAAGATTTTCTTTACCAAATCCTCTGTCAGCGGTTCGCCTGTGCGTTCTGCTTCACGTTGTGCGGGTACAAGTACATCGTGCAGTTCGCCGTAGTTATCGCACTCTCTTTGCAGGAATTTTCTTAAAGCCTTATCTTCTATATTGCTAAGGAATAGCGTATAACTGTGGTCTATCGGTGCAAGTGTGCGGATTCCAAACTTGATACGGCGGTACAGTTGCGGTATACCGTCCTTACTCTTACGCCTCAGGCGTTCGATGTTGTTGATAAGCTGATGGTGACCGACTATCACTATTGCACAAGCTCTGGTAAGACCATCGTAGAACTCCTTGATGGCACACAGTGCCGGCTGCTTCATATACTCACACTCGTCGAGTATCAATGTCGGCTTCCTGCCGTCTCTTTTGAGGTCTATCAGTTTACCGATGATAGTCTTCATTTTCTTGGCGTTGCCTTTCGCTTCGGGCAGCTTCATAGCGTCGAGTATCTTGTCCAAAATGTCGCCTATCTTGTCGAGCTGGCTCACGGTAACCACGAATGTATCCACAGGAAACTTCTGCCTGAATAGCTCAATGGCATGTGTCTTGCCGCAGCCTGTATCGCCAACTATCGTGTTCGTGTAGCCATATTCGCGGGCGTCTTCCAAGATGCTTATTATCTCTACCAGTTGCTCGGTCGGCTGCACCTTCCAAAAGCTCTGTTTTACTTCCAAGCCGATAAATTCGGCTATCTTTTCAAAATGCTTGTCGGCTATCTCTACCTCTTTGCCTTTGGCTGTTACAGAGTAATCGCCTTTACGCATCGCCACTATGTAAGCAACGTTTACACCTGTACGCTTGGCTACTTCGTTCTGCGATAAGCCGTGCTCCTGCATATACTGCTCCAGTGCACCGACTACCTGTTTCTTTTGCTTTTCTGTCATCATTTCTTCGTATGTTTTTATGTATTTAAATATTTTTTCAAAACCGTTTAAACCCTGTTTAAATGGGCGTTTTTTCTATACTTTGTAATTTGTAATTCGTAATTCGTAATTGATTATATGTATTCGCTTAAATCGACCTTGCTCCTCAGCCACTCCTTACGCTCCGATACCGTATCTTCCACCACTTCGGCAGTTGCCTGTTCGAGTCGTAAGCGGCTCTTTACGTTCTTGTGCTGCCCCGTGCTATCGGTTATCAGCAGCTTCGAGAGCGTGTCCTTTATTTTGGGCTGCTCTATTGCCGCCTCTCTGAGAGTTTCGGCTGCTTTTGCCCGAACATCTATCACGTAGTCCGTCAGCGTCTTGTTGTACTCTCTTACTCGCTCAAGCTGCTCGGCATCGCCCGGCTGTCTATCCATCAACGCCATTGGTTGTACATACTTTTCCTCAAGCATATAGCGGAGCGTTCCGTCGGCACTTATGGCGAGGGCTTTCGACAGGTCTTCGCGGTCGTAGAAGACGTTCCAATCCTCATTGCCATGTCTGCGGAAGTCGAGGTCGAAACAGTCGTATACTACCTTCTGCCCGCCAATGGTGATATTCAGCCCACTGCCCGTAAGGCGTTGCGTACAACCGTTGCTCTCGCCATAGTGTAACAAGTACTTTTCGAACGACATCTCCACTTTCTTGCCGTCGGGCATGGCTGCCCATAGTTCGAGCATTTGCTCCCTTAACCTTGCCCTCTCCGCCTCTAAGAATGCTTCTATCTGGCGACATACGCCGGCGTAGTCGGGGAAGTTTTTCTTGTATTTTTGCAGGAACTCGGTGTTAGGTTGCTTGTCTTTATTTGAAGTAATGCCGAAGCCCGACCAATTCGGCTGTGGCTTACAATAAGCCTTATTGATGGCGGCAAAGTACGGCTCTATTATCTTTGATTTGGCGTTGCCGACCTTTGCGGGCATATAATACGTGCAGGTAGCCTTATATATTGGCGGCAAAGCACCGTGTCCGTAGTTGTCCGACTGTATCTGATGCGGACGATACATCTTACCGAATAGCTCCGATGTGTGTTTCAGAGCGTCTCGCATAGCCGCCTTGATAAGCAACACCGATTCGTGCGTCCCAATGGCATACCCCATCGGGTACTTCAGGCAGGCATCGAGTACCACCACCACTGTTGGGCGGTTGTGATACGAGGTAACTCTTTTTCCTTTCTCCAAGTCTGTCTTTTGGTACATCAGCTCTACGTCCCAGCCGTCGAGCGTCCAATAGTAGAGCGGTTGTGTAGGTGCAGACCGTTTTATCTGCATCGACTTCGTGTTGTAGAACGCAGCCGACCCACGCCGTCCCGAATACACCTCTACCGATAGCTTGTCTCGCCATACCCGTACCGCCGACGCGGTGATAGCTTTCCATCCTGCTTCTTTGGCAAGGGTGTTGTAACGACGTGCTATCTGTTCATTGTCGAAGTTGCGAGGGTCGGCGAGCAGCTCCATTAGCACGCTCCGCTTTACTTCGTCATCTACCTTCGCACGATTCATATTCATATACTTCTTACTGATAAGGCTATCGTTGCCTGTCCTACCATAGCGGTCGGCTTTCCTTCCGACATAGTAATACAACGCGTCTTGCAATCTCCGCTCATTGAATGGTAGCGTATGAGGGTATTTCTCCCTATCGAGCATTGCCACACCTTCGGATAGCTCTTTCCAATTTATTTTGAGCGATGTACCTTTGCTTGCTCTGATAGCCTTCTTATCTATGAGCATCTTATCTATTGCTTCCAGCACGATGGCGTTGTTGTAGTATTCTGTTTGCCGTTCTGAGGGCAGGTGCTTGCCGTTTGGTAGCCGGTAGTCCTCGAACCAGTCGCTTGTGGCTGCATTGTGCTCGATATACCGTTCAAGTAATGCCTTACGCTCCTTCTGATACACCTCTTTGTACGGGTCTTTTACTCCAGTCTCCTTCTTTACCCGCTCCTGTATATGTGTAGGTAGGCTATCGTACGATATTAATGCCGTCGTGTTCCGACACCCCCGCCGCACTATATTAATCTGTCCCGTGCGACGCAGATGGTTCATCTCGTCTTTGCCTAAAGCCGAGCTCTCCACCACTAAGATATTCTTATACACGTCAAACATAGCTACTCTTTTTTACTTCTTTACAATTTCGTATCCACCTTTATTTATAGCTGCTTGTCTTATTTTTTTGCTTGCCTTACTCCGGCTCTCGCCTCGTAGGGCTTTCTTAATAGTAGGGTATGTGTAACCCAGCCCCTCCATTATTTCTTTCTTAACTCCGTATGGCACTAATATTTCGTTCATGTCCTTTTTTTTTCTATATTTGCACGAATTTTTAATCTGAAACTTTTTGCAAGGGTATAAGAAATTTTCTATACTTCCAAATATTTTGTAAGTTTTTTTCTAAAAAGGTGATTTATGACAGAAAATATTATGGGTAGAATAAAGCAATACCTCGATTTCAAAGGTATATCTAATAGACAATTAGAGCTTTCTACAGGCATGTCTAATGGTTCATTTAGCAGCCAGCTAAAAAAAAATAAAACAATAGGAGTAGACCGTTTAGAAAATATTCTAAATACCTATGATGATATAAATCCCGAATGGCTACTAACAGGTAAAGGGAGCATGCTAAGACAAACAAAAGTCTCAAAAACAAGCAATATCAACAGCGATAATGTAATAGGTTCTAATGTAAATAGTCCAGGAAGCTATACAAATGAATCATCCGCGGAATTAATAGAGATAATAAAAAAGCAACAGGAGCAGATGGACAAACTAATAAATATAATAAACAAGTCAAATCTCTAG